GAGAGCAGCAACAGGAACGTCTGCGGCAGATGGAGCAGAACCCAGCGTTGAAGTTGGAAGCGGAGAAGGTGAGCAAGTAGAACTCGATTGGTTGAGTCCGATTGATGATCACATCCTGGAACCTGCTGTTGTTAGCGAAGCCATCAGTACGATTAAAGATGTCTTTGATACGCCCACTTCGGGTATTAACCTGGCCCTGGAAGAGATGGCGCGTGAAGGCACACTGACTGTTCGTCAGAAAGCTTATTACGAAGAGAAAGCCAAAAGCTTCCAGAAGATCGCGATGCCTAACGGCCAGACCATGGAAGAGTTTATCCATATCCCTGAAGAAGAACTCAAGGACGTGGGTGGACACATCCAGGGTGACTTCCCAACGGTACTGGACAAAACCATGCTGCGTCAACGTGTGGTGTCTTTGCGTAACGACTATGCGAAGAAGTTCATGCACCGTGATATCGCGGCAGCTGTACTGAACTTGCAGAACGCCGGTATCATTATCAGCGACTATGCAATCGATCAGGTTGATGACATCGAGGGAAGCTATCAGGTTCTGCGTATGCAGCTGATGCCGGTTAAAGGTAAGCCTGCTGTCCGTACGTTCCCAATTCCTACGGTAGACGAGCACGGTGAGTTCTTGGTAGACGGCGTTAAGCAGTACTTCCAGTTCCAGCGTATCGAGAAGCCGATTCGTAAGATCAATGAAAGCCGTGTGGTTCTGACCTCTTATTACGATAAGAAAGTCAACGTCACGCGCAGTGAGATGGAAGCAGATAACTACGGCAGCAAACTGATTCGTCAGATTGCCCTGTTGTCTGAAGCCAAAAAGCTCACAGTAAGCAACGCCAACTTGATCGACCGTAGCATCAAGTGTCCGCGTTATGTCACCATGCTGAACCGTAAATACCGCATGATCAAAGTCAATGATGATCCACATGGATTAGAATTCAACTTTGATACTGACGCCCTGATTGAAAAGCGCCCTGAGTGGAAATCCTTGAAGAAGGAAACCAGCTGGCCGGTGGGTGAGTACCGTGGGAAACCCATGACCATTGATACCTTTGGTGTGGTCTATCTTGACGGAACAGCGATGGGGTCGTTTGAGGAACTGGTGGGTGTTGATGCAGGCAAGCTTCCTATCGAGCATGCAGTGATCAACGTCAACGGTTATAAGTTCCCGGCGGGTGTGGTGCTGTGTTACTACTTCGGTATTGACAAACTGCTGAAAGTGTTACGTCCAACTTACCGGACCATTCCAGCAGGTCAGCGCTACAAGTTAGCAGGTGATGAGTTCTCGTTGAACTTCAATGACGAGATGCTGGTATTCAGCAAACGCGAAGGCATTGCTTCTCTGGTATTCGGTGGCATGGCCAAACTGTCTAATATGGTGAACTTTTCACGCAGTGACCTCAACAGTCGTGGCGTGTGGGTGCCGTTAATGGCAGACCCTAAGGTGCGTCCGCAGCACTTTAATGAAATGAAGAACATGTTCGATCTCTTCATTGATCCGATTACCAAAGTTCGTTTGCGCAACATGGGCTACAGCGTAAGTTTCCACTACTTGTTAATTGACGCTATCAAACTGCTGTTGAATGACTTCACTACCCATGAGGTCGAGCTTGATGAACAGTTGATTGTGGGCTACGAACGTTTTGTCAGTCACATCTATTCTGAACTGTGTAAGAGTAACCGCCAGTTCAAGAACAAGACAGAAACAGGCAACCAGACGTTTGACCTTAACCCGCAGGCTGTGATCACGAACATCATTACCGACAGTTCTGCTGCCTTGGTAAAAGAGATGTCGCCTTTCCACGTCACGAAGTCTCAAGAAGACATTACCTTTGGTGGTTTCAAGGGTCGTGATGAACAGACCATGCTGAAACGCACACGTGGTCAGCTGAAGTCTTATAAAGGTGTGATCGGGGAAGCAAACAAGGACAACGGTAAAGTAGGCTTTGTAGGCTACACCGTAAGTGATCCGCGCGTTGCTGACTTCCGTGGTGCAGTGGACACCAAAGAAGGTTCCCATGACAGTCAACTGTTGTCCTCTATCGGTAACCTGAAATACGGTACGTGTCTTGATGACCCGAAACGTTCATCATTCGCCAGTATTCAGAGTAGTCATGCGATCTCTGCGCGTAACTACACTCCAAACATCGTTCGTACCGGCCAGGATAATATCTTTGCTCACCGCTTAGGTCCAACCTTTGCCAAGGTCGCGAAGAAGGCAGGTAAGATCGTTAAGATCTCTGAACTGGGGTTAACCGTGCAGTATGAAGACGGTACCACAGACAGCTGTGAATTGGGGCTGAAGCTGGGGCGTGCAGATGGTGAAGTCTACCGTCACACGTTAGTCACAGACATGAAGGAAGGAAAAACGTTTACCGCAGGTGAAGTATTAGCCTGGGACGAAGAGTGGTTTGCCAAAGACCCTTACTGTCCTGGTCAGGTATCTGTGAAGACTGGACGCATGACGCGCGCTGCTTTCATGGAAGACCAAACGGTATACGAAGACTCCATGGAGTTCTGGAGCGGACTGGCTGAAGAGTTCGTTACTCCGGTGCCAAAAGAGTTCACCTTCTTTGTTGATGCAGGTGAGACTATTAAGATTCGCCGCAAGGTAGGTGATAAAGTTGAGTTCGACTCGATTTTATGCGAAGTTTTGGATAGCTATGTCGACAGCTTTGAAAGCGACGACGATGTCCTCAACGAAATTAACCGAGCGGGTATTAAGCAAATCAAATCTTCCTACGCCGGAGAAGTTATCGCAATTGAAGTTGCGTATAATGCTGTGGAAGATGAGATGAGCGACTCTGTGAAGAAACTGGTACGTGAGCACGACAAGAAGCGCAAAGACTTAACCGGTTTCCTGGGCAAAGGTGCGCAGAACAACCGTGTCGGTACAGGCATCAATGTGAAGAAGCCGAGCATTCCTTATGGACGTGTTCGCATCAGCATTTACGTTGAAGGTCTGAGTGCAGCAACGGTATCGGATAAATTTGTTTACGGTAACCAGATGAAGGGAACCGTGGGACACATTGTACCGCGCCAGATGCACACCGAAGATGGTCGCCCTGTACCACTGAAGTTCAGCTTCAAGTCGATGTTCAAGCGTATGGTTATCAGCTTGCGGAATAAAGCGTGCTTAACCGAGTACTGTTACGGAGTTAAAGACCAGTTCATCAACATCTATAGAGGAAAAGTGTAAAATGATTAATTCCGGCGTCAATGCAATTAAAGATCTACAAGTGGGACTTGCTGAGTCACGTTTGTACAACGGTCGAATTGATGGCGTCTGGGGTCAAGGCAGCACGGATGCTGTCAACTTGCTGCTCACTACCGCTGCACAAAAGCGTGGCGTGAGTGGTTCGGTGGGGGGACTTGTTCCCTCCTCTGCCCCAGATCAAATCTTAACAAATATCCAAACGGCACTTACTGCGCTCGGTCTTTATAAAGGACGTGCGGATGGTTTGTATGGCGACGGGACTTCCCTGGCGTTCTACACCATTAACAAAGAGTACCGTCAGGACAAAGGTCTGCCAGAGTGGGATCTCTGCTGGAGCAAGCGTGTTTCTACTGATTTCACTCAAGCGGTGAAGAACTGGGCTGACAGTCGTGGTCTGGGCTGGATTGGCGCGCATTGTGCAATGGGTTGTATGGGCTTTGAGTCTGCGGGTACATTCCGTCCTGACATTCAGAACATGGCCGGTGCACAGGCATTTGGACTGCTGCAGTTCATGCGTCCTGCTGCCAGCGACCTGGGCACAACAGTTGAAGCATTAGCGGCAATGTCGCAGATGGATCAACTCCAGTACGTGTTCAAGTACTTTGACATGCGTCAGAAACAATACGGGATCTTTAAGCGCCTGGATGATTTCTATCTCAGTGTGTTTTACCCGAAAGCCATTGGTCATGCGCCTAACGAAAAGATCTTCGAAAAGGGCACCAAGGGCTATACCCAGAACAACGGTCTGGACATTAACCGTGATGGCGTTATCACCATCGCTGAAATCTCTGCTCGCATTTATGCCTCTTATTATGAAGGCATGCAGCTCATCAACAGGAACGTCAAACCATGAGCAACTCGTCTTTTGTAAAGAACGTTGTCGCAATTGCTATCGTCACTCAACTGACCAAGAAAGCAATTCACAAACTGGGCTGGGAGCACATCGCTCCACTGGATCCTGCTATTCAGGATGAAAAGATCAGCAAAGCCATTAACTCTCGTATTCAAAACCTGCCGAAGTAAGGGACACGCATGTTAAACTCTAAGAACCTGGCGATCGCCGAAGCGTTGGCAGTAAGCGTTCCTGATGCGGACGTACTGGCTAACGTAAGCCCGGTTGTTGTTGCTATGGCAAACAACCTGGAAGGCGTAATGCCGATGGAGCCAGAGAACTACATGGCTCGCATTCCTGAACTCAGTGCAACCTCACCTGAGTACAACGTCATTGCAGATGAAGTCACCAGCGCACTGGCAGAAAACCTGCGCGTGACTTTTGAGCAGATTCGTGCTTATGGCCGCGGCATTTCCAATGCGCTGACCCACGGCTTGAACTCAGTTGAAAACATGATCTCTAATCCAGATCGCATGGCCAAGAACTTCCTGATGGGCTCACTGGACCTGGAGTTCATTCGCACTGATCATCCTTTCTACAGCTCACTGTTCTATCCGCGTGAAGCGCCTAAGCTGGCACTTAGCTTGGAAAAGGTCAGCGTTGAAGAACTGAACAAAGTCAGCTTTACCCGCTGGGAACCCAACCAGATTCAGGGTTGGTTAAACATTGATAACCCAGAAATCAACGAGCTGATGATGAGTGCTAACGTGGATCTTACAGATGCACTGTGCTCACTGGGTGGTGGTGGCTGGCGCCTGCCGTTTAAGTACGACGAAGAACATAACACCGTGGACTTCACTCAACCGCACATGAACCAGGCGGAAACTCTGTTCATTCAGTACATCCTGCTCAGCAAGATGAAAGCTGAAGATGCACCGTTTGAAGGTCTGAGTGCTGGTGGTCTGGAAGAATACCGTGCACACATCGCGTTCTTGCACACGGCGTATCAGCAATCACTGATCTCTCTGAAGAACATGGTATCGGGTCTGGTTAACTACCCTATCCGTATCGTGGAACACGGCGAGACTGTATTGCGTGAAGCCCTGCCGGTTGAAGGCAGCAAGATGTTCAAGCGTGTTCGTGCAAAAGCCACTGTGTTCTTCAATGCAGCAGGCCTGGACATGTGTCTGGAAAAGAGCATGAGCTTTACGGATGTTGCGGTAGCGTTCTTCTATCGTAAGTACCTGACGCTGGAGCCATCTGTTGCGTCCACTTATTCTTCTGACGTGGATGCAGCACAACAGTACCTGAGCAGCCTGTGTGAACACGTTATCACCATTGCGCGTGAAGCGTCATCTGATATCTACAACCGCGTGATCAGTCAAGTCATCTTTAAATTCCTGAGTGACTCGCCTGAACTCTCTGCGCAGTTTGCAAAAGACGGTAACACTGCCGAGATCCAGATGGCTGTTAATCGCTTCCTGGATAAAAAGAACTACGGTTCTTCTCTGTTCCATGCGTTGAGCAATGAAAAGCGCTCTACCGAAGATGCTATCTTCTGGATCGGTCTGCCGGTTGACTTCCTGGGCTTCATCGGTTGTAAAGACGCGTGTTCAGTAATGGGCATGACCATCGGCCTGGGTAACGCCGGTGACTGTGAAGTAACCCGTCGTGAAAACCTGCATGCTGCGGTGATTCGTCACTTTGTTAATAAACTCTTTACGGTGGAATAAGTAAATGGATATAACTGGACTGGTTAAGAATCCTGAGAAAGTTAAAAAGGCGTTGACTATCCTGGAGGACGGTTCGGTTATAGCCAACCGCAATTTGTTTATTCAGATTCCTCGTCGCTTTACTCAGAACGGGTTAGCGGAAATCACAGACTTTGTGACCACGGCGCCCGTGTTGGGTATCATCCTGCCGGATGACTGTTATTGCTGCTTCCTGTCAATGCTGAACATGAACTTGTATCCCACGGATATGACGGACGTCAGCATTAACGGGGAGAAGTACGTGCACATGGAGTTCTTTAAGGGCGACACGGTATTTGAAAATGTCCGTAGCTCGATTGATCCCAACATGCCGTACTTCTACTTCATGGAGTTCGTGAACTACGCGAAGATTCCATGGTACATGGACTGGAAGGTCCACAGTACGTTGTTTGACTCCGCTATCCCAGAGTTAGGCAAAAAGGTAGGGGCGTCTCCGCAGGTAATGCGTACACTGTTCTCAATCATCTATCGTGACCCGGATGATTTAGAGAAACCATATCGTGGCAGTAAAGCCATGAAGGAAGGCAGGGACCCTGTGATCGTGGGCTTAAACAACCCAAGCATGTTGATCACAGATAGCTTCTCCCGTTACATTGGCGGCTATTTAAACGATAACCTCCTTTCCAGCATCATCAAGCCAAGTGATAAAGTCACTGGACTGGATAAATTAATTAGGGGTATTCCAACCGATGAGTAACATCTTAATGCCTTCTCGTCAGTTGGTGAATCAACAGGGTCAGACCTTGACCTTTGAGAACACACTGCTGGCTGGAAGTGGAAAACGTGGGGTATTAAAACCCATGGACGACTCCGGTTACTACATGATGAATGCGGGTAAGTTAAATGCCCCGCTTCGTCTGGGACATGCTTACGCCGTGAATGATTATGTCATGGAGTGTATGGATCCTAACAGTGACCTGATGCGTCGTGTGGCCCGTGGCGAAGTCTATGCCGAACTGGGTCATCCACAACCGTTTTACCTTGAGCGCGTCAACGGTATGGTGGTTCGTACACCAATCACTGAAGCGTTTGAGTGGGTCATGCGCCTGCGTACCATCGTGATGGACAACGTGTGCTTGCACATTCGTCGTATTCACTTTGATATGATGGGTGGTCGTTATGACCCGGTCATGATGCGTGCCGAGATTATTCCATTCGGTACACACAAGCAACTTGCTCAAGACAGCTTGACCAATCCAGACATTAATACCGCATTGAGCATGCGTACCGTCACCGCACCGCAGAAGATGGGCGACAAAACTCGCTTTATCGAATACTTCTGTAACTTCGATCTGGTGTTTGAACCAGGTGCAGCGGAAGCGTGTAAACATCTCACTGCCGGTCTGGAAGATCTGCTGTCTGGCATGGGTAATAGCTTTGACCCAGCCTCTGCCGGTTCCATTAGCTTTACTGTGGATACCCTGGTGGATGCATGGGAAACTCATCGCAACAACCCAGACGTCATTGCTCGCTTTGCTGGCATGGAAAGCTTCAATGACATGGACAATGTGATCGCCACCATCAAACGTAA